TTGTTCGTTGGCCAGTACATCGTAATGAAACTGCCATTTAATTTCGTAATATGATAAGGATTTCTTTGAAAAGCAAAACTGGATAATTTCTCTTTCAAAATCACCAGCTCTACCTTCTTTTACTTCGGATTTAATCCATTCGTTTGATGAATAGTATTTCTCCCAATCGGAAGCACTTCTAACAACTCTCTTTCTAGTCTTTCCCTTTAAGGGTTTCAATCTTCGAACCTGATTTAGGGATTTCTTCCCTATATAAAATCTGCCAGTTGGCGTGTGTATCATTTTATAGACAAACCCAACCGCACCTTCCGGTGTGTTTTCCTCCGTAACAATATTTCCATTAAATTTCCAACTCATTAATTATTTTTTGAAAAGTTCTGAATACTTTTTTGTAGTATTTACTTTTCCACCTCTAGCTTTACTAAGCTTAGTTTCATCTGCTGCTAAATTCTTTCCACCATCGACGTTTATTGGAGTTTTATCTCCACCCTTAATATTAGCTACTCCTGTTTTAGGAGTTGATTTTGTGTATATATCAACAATACTTGCCATTTTTATATGTGTTTATTTAGTATAAATATAACATTATGTATCAAAACGAATAATAAAATTCACAGGATAATTTGGTTCTGATTTTATTGGTTGTGGTAATTTCGCAACTGCTATCAATGTTAGTGAATCATCGTACAACCCAATTGTTGTAATATACGGAGCTAAATAAGAACCGGTTGGGTCTAATGAGCCACTATATTCATAATCATCAAAACTACCATATTTGTTAGGGTCTAACTTAGAAACATATGCATATTTTGAATTTCTTACATTTTTAACTCCAGAATCATAATAAGTGGTAGTAACATTATCATTATTTTTTTTTCGTAGTGACTCAACTCTACTTGTAGTTACTTGAACTCTTTTAGCACCATCTTCATATACTGCGGATGGGTTTTGTGAAAAATTGAATTCCCCTTCTAATACCGGTATGAATATTTCATTTTCGTATATTGTTTTTGTAGAACGAAAATCTAATGTGTGCTGTGATAATATAGAACCACTAACAACATCTCTAGTTAGTATAACCAACCCTCTATCATAAAAAATATTACCAGCAACGTTACTTCCAGAATCTATAAGATTGGAATACCCATCATCGGTATATATTTTTCCAGCCTGCTCATCTTCTAATCTAACGCTACCAACTTTTATACCTTCTCCATAATAAGATTGTGGGATTGAAAAAACTGCTATTTGTTCCTGTAAAACTCTTTCGTTTTTCGATGTGTATGACCTTCTCTTACCAACCTCAGTTAACATAGATGATGTTTCTGGATTTAAATAGAATTGGGCTTTTATAGAACGAAATAAACTTATTTTAGAATACCCATATGATTTTTCTTCAATTTCTGCATCATAGTCTCCAATGCTCCCACTTTTAGCAAAAATAGGTGAAATATCGTTTTCATCCAATCTCCATTCTTTATAAACTTTGAGAGGTCTTACAATAATATCGGATTTTGGAATTTGCTTTAACATCTATTATTTTCTTTTATATAAATATTCTATAAATGAAAAACCCCCTTTGGTTAGGGGGTCTTGCATTTTATCTAAAATAATTATTAATTAGAATGAAAGTTTAACTTTAATTAAAACTTCTTTATCAAATGATTTAACAATTGGTTGAGAAGTTTTTGCCACCGCAATCAATTCATTTGAATCATTATATAAACCTACGGTTGTAATAAATGTTTGAGGGTCAGTTTCAAACGTTGGTTCGGTAAAGAACCCATCCGCATCTACATATGTAGGATTATTAGAGTAATTAAATTCTCTATTAGTTGCTCTTACAAAGAAGTGTTGAGTAGAAATGTTTTCAGTTCTACGTGCTTCAAAATCACCACCTTTTTTAATTGCGTAAAATAATAATTTTTGATTATACGCTTCATGTGTTGTTGCTATACCACCTTGCAAACTGCCGGTATTTGCGAATCCAACTTCACCAACGTTACCAACCACATTACCAACAGCTTTAGCGTTAAGAACTATGATACCTCTTTCAGGATAAAATTCTCCAAATCCTTCACCCGTTGCAGTATATCCTACTTTTAAGTCAGTAGCTACATCTGCCGAATGTTTAATTGTTGCTTCACTTTGAGTTCCTAAATTCAATGAACCTGAAACTACTTTGAACACATTACCCGCTAATCCATATGTATCTCCAAATTTCTTACCACTATTATCAATAAAGGTAAATAAACCATTAGAACCAGAAATTTTTAATGACCAGTTACCTGCATCCATGCTTTCTCTGTATCTATTTCTAGCTAAGTTTATAAAATAACAACCATTTGCTTCGGTTGCAATATTACTTGAATTATCAAAATTGAATTTAGAATCAATTGGGTCTAACAACATTGATTTGTATTGTGCGTATGTTGCTTTTGTTGCCAATAATGAATTATCATCAACCGATAAAGCCGCAGAACCACTACCATCAACGTGTCCATACGCTATTGCGAATTGAACTTCTTCTTCATCGGTAGTTGCCGGTGATAAATTATACACATTGTAATAGTATTGTCCACTTTGTTGTGCTACTTGTATAGATGATGTAAATGCCGTATTTAAAGAACCTGAATCATTGGACCATAGTCCCGTTGTTACAATTTCTATTTTTGCGTTTACTTTATCAAATTCTCCAAATCTTTTATAAATACCGGTTGTTTGTGCTCCAACAGTTGATATTTGTTGTCCCGCAGGCAATACCGAATTTAAAAGTGTTACAAGTTGATTTGAATCTACCGTTCCAGTATTAGCTAATGCTGCTATTTGGGAGGTTATATTTGGGTCATTAATTAGTGCCATTTGTTATGTCTTTTTATTATGCTTTATATGTTACAATCACAGGTATAGTTTGAGAACCTCCAGTTTCATTACCATATACGGTAATGGTTGTAGATACATCTAACGTTAAATTTGGATTTGGAGTAAATCTGAATTCCAATCCATTTACAACCTGCGCTGTTGTTGTTATCTCATCTCCTAAGAACAATGTATTACCTGTTCCACTTGCTCCTCTAGTTACTGTCAATGTACCCGCTCTTTGGTCTGCTAATACCATAGTATATCCAGCACTTGCATTTCCTGCAGGTGATGTAGTTGGTAATAGTCCAACAGCACCTTCACTTTGATTTACACTAATTGAAGGTACACCCAATCTTACAGTTGGAATTTGAGTAGTTCCTTTTGGAAGGGTAACCAATTTATATCTCAATACTTGAGTTTCATCAGGTGAAGCTTCTGTAATAGGAATGGCTCTAATTGCCGAATCGTAATAAGCCGAACCTTTTGGGTGAGCTGGTTCATATAGTGTATAATCAATCTCATCATCCCCTAAAGCGAACTTTGTAATGTTCAAAGATTGTCCAGATGCCAATTTTTGTCTACCTTTTTTGGTAAGAATTGCATCTACTGTTATTTCTGTGTTATCTAAATATGCCATTTGATATTGTTTTTTAATTCTTTATTTCTAAAATATAAATATAACCAATTATTATTTTCAATTATTAATTCCTATAACCGTTTCTTAAAATCAATCAACTTCAAGAATGGGTTCGCCTGAGCCTCTACCCGTCTTAGCAACTTTAAGAATATTAGGATTTGTTATAAATGTTTCTACCGCACTTAGTCCATCTGGTGTGGTTGATGAATTTTGAACAGACCCTTTAAAATACGAACGTCTTAATCCTTCGGATAAATTATTAACATATTTGTAGTGTGTTGGTAGGTATCCTTTGAATGTTTCTACACCAACAATTTCATTCCCAATTGATATACTTCCACTAAAAGGTAGTGTTGAAACTTTATACCTAAATAGTGTAGTTGGAACTTTTTCATATTTTACAGGTTCATTTAAACCTGCTCCATTTACCGGCCATCCTTTAACTTGAGTTAATATTTTCTGAGTATATTGTTCTTTTACAACATATACGTTACTTCTACTTGATGTGTGATTTCCAAAAATATTATCAAAGTAATTAAGTTTCGTAACACCATTCTTTGAATATAATCCAAATCCTCTATTTGCCAAAGAATTCGGGTCCATTCCAATTTCAGTAAATGTAAATGCGTCAGCTTCACCAACTAAACTAGCTCCAACCGGGCATTGTATTTCAGAATTATAAAATGGTGCACTTGCTTCAAGTTCTGGTTTTATAGAATTTAAAATTTCACCATTATACATTATATTCTCACCCACAATTGATGTATCAGTTATATCAATAACCGAATCGTAATTATTCAATTCGCCTGTCAATTGACTGGTATTATCTATGTTTAAGTTAGCTTCTTCTACCAAATAATCAGATGTAGTAATTACATTTCGTTTTGTATCAATATTTGTTTCAAAGTCATTTCTTTCGGATACCGCTTTTGTCCACTTAATTTTACTTCTTTCTAAAAAGTGTGGTTCAATTAATAATCCTTTTACTACATTTGTTCTTGCAGGAGCTAATTCAATTAAAGTATCAAATAAAGACCTATCGATATATTTAACCAATCTTATATATTCATAGATATCTCTATTTTCTAATCTTTCGAAGTAATAATGTCTTAATGTATCTAATTCTTTATAAGTTGTTCTATATTCATCCGATGGATTTCCTATATAGTTGTCTATATTGAAATCACCAAATGCTTTTAAGATATCCATATTCAACTCTTTAATTGGAGAGAAGAATAATCCTAAACGATTTGTATCTATTGGTGCCTGGTCAAATGCTTTTTTAGTTGCTCTTGTTTTATAAGATAAATCGGTAACCAACGATGCGGATTCATATCTAACTTTATTAGAATATGTAAATCCTAATGATGGAACATTGGCTGTTACAGTTCTATCATATGGGATATATTGATATGGATACGTTGCCGCAGAATACATATTACTTGCGGTTGCAGAACCTTCTCCATATATTTCACTAATTGATACGTTTTTAATATACGGGTCTAAAATTCTATCTTTTGGTTTTTCAAAATCTAATCTAAATACCAAATCCGCTGTCGATGCTGTATATGAGTTTCCATTAATTGCATCTGGAAATAATGTATGATTTTCAAACTTACTTCTTTGTAAAGGAACTTTCCATAATCTTACTTCATCTAAATTTCCTTCAAATCCATTTCCACCAATTTGTAAATAAGAACCCGTTTCCCATTGAGTATCATCAGTTTGAATAGACATACTAACCGATGTTATAATTCTCTGCCCATCACTAGTTCCCCACCACACTTCAAACCAAGAAGAAGAATCAGGACTATTATGCCTATTAATTACAACTTGAGAATAGTGTTCGGTTGAAATTGGAAAATCTAAACTTCCGGTTTTTAAATCAGGACCATATGCGTATGGTTCATTGTTTATATAACTAATATAAACGGTAGCCGGATTCGAAGCACTTGCAAATGGTTCTGCAAAATATGTACTCGTTGATTGGTCACCACCAAAGTTTAATTCTAATTTACCAAAAGAACCGGTAGTTTGTACTAAATCTAAAGACCATTCACTACCACTTATTAAAGTGTAAATTGGTGTTGGTAATTCGTTTGGTAATATTCTAAATTCAATACAATTAGGGTAATCACCACCGTTAATATCATGCCACGGAACTTTAATATTTGAACTACCATTTCCATTTAAATCTCCTTTTAGATAAAATGCAGCAGTTCTATCATCAAATGTAAATTTACTAGTACCACCTCGTGTTGGGTCCTGCGGTCCTCCAAATTCCATTATTGTTAACATAGATTGTGGAACACCATAACAAGCCATAATAGCTTTCATAGCTCTCGCAGTACCTTTATGTTTTAATAAATACGGTAGGTTATTTAAAATTCTTCTCCAAACTTCATCGTTGGCATCGGTTAATGGCATGCCATATTTCTGAAATCCTTCTTTGGTTTTACCAAATGCGTATTCCCATAAAAATGGCGAATTAAATGCATTTTTAGGATTCCAACCAAATGACTGAAGCATTTGTGAAACTAATGTATTTGATAATCCACTAATTTGTTTGTGTTCTAGTATTTTATTTCTATCTAACGCTTTAATATACGCCCATACGATATCAAAGTGTTGCCCAATCATATCTAAGAAAACTATAAAATCATTATTATTATAATCTTCTCTAATAAATTCAGGAATATTATTTACCAAATAATTAGGGTTGTATTTATCATAATTCGCAGCTTCATCTATTAGCGCATTATACCATGCAGTTACCAATGGATGTGTAGTTTCTCTTAAAATTAATGTTCCTAATCCTGTTATCGGATGTGTATATACTACTTTTGGATACGCTAAATTATTATTTGATTTGTATAAAAAGTTTTCAAATCCATCGAAATTTCTTAAAATACCATTTATTGTATTTAATACTTTTTTGGCTTCACCAGCTTGGTTAACACCACTAGATTGTGCAATTTCCCATTGTACATCAAATAATCCGTCTTCGGTTATTACCTGAAATCCGTTTTCTGTTAAAATTCCACCATTATATCCATCATACGGTGGAATGAAAGTTGTTGCAATTAATGCCTCATATCTTGCTTTATAAGTTTCTAATAATTTTACTTTGTAAAAGAAATTAGCTGCTCTTTCTTCCGCTGAACCAAAGTGTGAAAAAGATTTAAATGTATAATCCGAACCACTTACATATTCTAAATTTAATTTAGTAGTATTAACGGTTGTGCCTTCTAAATATTTGTTAACTATATCATTTGAAGTTATCGAACCACTTGCAATTAAATCATCTAATATTTGATATGCAACTCCATTATTTTCTTCTAATGAAAAATTAGGACCTTTTAGTGGAGGACAAAAGTTTACAGTTTCACCAGTTATATTTATTGTTTCTATAATTGGTTCTGATTGCAGTTTGGAAATCCATACCTGTTGATTTGGTTGTACTGCGGTTGATAAAGGTTCATATAATTTTAAAATTAAAGAACCTTCACTACCTAACCAAGTTGTAATTAACTTACTATCGTTTGGTAAATGTAATAAATGATTTAAATATTTTGATGATTCATCTACTAAAGATGCGGTATTTAATTGAGATATAAACCCATCAACTAATCTATTAACAACTACATTTCTAGGTATTGTTAATTCACTTTTATCAAATTGTATTGTAATCAATTCTTCTTTACCAACAACGATTTCACTTCCTTGTTCGTTATATGGAACTAATTTTAATATCAATGATATTAAGCCATCACTTTCGGTATATTGTGCACCAGGTGTATTGAGTAATTGATTATAATTTAATGTTACATTTCCTGCAGATGTAGCCTGTGTATATTGAGAACTTCCTAACGTAGATATTCTTACATAATCAGTATTTACCGATTCGTAGCTAATTTTAAAATTTACATCCGTGCCTACATAATCCGGACCTTTTATTAATGCTGGATAATTTATATTTCTAATATCCGGTACACCAACGTATGTTTCGGATACTACATTTAATATCAATTCAATTGGCTCCCCATCGTTTCCATCACTGGTAAATGGTATTATAATTATTCTGTACTTACCTACTATTCCTAGTTTGTTTTGTGGTATAGCAATTAGTGCAGACTCGCCTTTTTCTAATTCCGAATATGTAATTTCTTCGTTTGCAAATTTAACTCTTACTCCACTTGTAAACTCATTTTTATAAATTCCAATTAACGTATCAATTCCGGAATTTATATTATGTTTTCGATTTACATCTGGATTTACAAAACTTATAGAGGCTACATCCGATGATATTGCCGATATAGTTTCTGTTTCAATATCAATTAAATATGCTTTATCTATTGTTATCTTAGTACTAACCGATTCCGTTTCGGTTACCGCTAATAAAGTTTGGCTTGTATAACCATCAGCCGATACTGTTAATTTTGTTATTCTCGATATAGTTTGTCTACGGAATAAGGATGGTTTGTTACTTTGTATTGTAACAATTTTACCCAACAATGTTGTTATGGTATTAACGCCTGCTTTAAGTGGAACTACTTCTCCAACCCCATCTACATTATCAATAAGTAGTTCAGCACTATTATCTGCACCAGTTAGTGAGACGGTTAATGTTTGTATATCTCCTAAATTATCACCCCCACCATCATCTGAAGTGCTGGTTTTTTGTAGAATAAATGTAATATCTTTATTTATTTCTGCAATCGTATCCGTTTGCTCAATATCATTTATATAATGTAGTACTTGAAATTGATAAAAACTAGTCTTTCCATAATCTGGATTTTGTTCATCCATTGATGGTAGAGATTCAATTGATGATAATCCTCTAATTTTTAAATTATTTGTTTTTCCACTTTCTGAATAGGGTATTGTTTTATAAGTACCGTTATCGGCGTAATCTGGATTTTGTACTAATGTTATAACATATTTTTCGATACTTTTTTGATAACCATTACCAACTACTGTAATTTCATAATCGCCCTTATTAAAAATATCTTTTACCGATAATCTGAGTTCACTTGGGCTTACTAATCCAGATGGTTCTCCATTTATATAAATGGCTGCTTTTATTTTTTCACCAGAGTATGTTTTTGAAATAATATCACCAACTACACAATTTATTTGTAATTTTCCTGTGAAGTTACTTAAAGGTGTGTTGGGTATATCGGTAATTATGACATCTGAATTAGGACCGGTGCCGCTTCCGCCACCGCTTCCGCCACCGCTTCCGCCGCCTCCTTCTTTACCTAAACCACCGTCACTTAATATTTCTTCTACGTCTCTCATCTATTGTATAATTGTACTTGTTTAATAATACCTTTGTTATTGTATATTTTGTCTTTGACTCATATCTCTTTCAAATACTTGTTCTCTACCATACCCAGTTCCGAAATCTCTTTCATTATATGCACCACCTCCGCCGCTTCCACCACCGCTTCCACCACCAGTTGGTTCATCTGGTTTATTATATCCACATTGTGGAGAATTGGCTATAATTAAAGCAGTATATTCACCACCTTTACCATCTGCATATTTTCCAAATAAGTCAACTCCTTGACAAAATTCCGAAAGAAGTGTACCGGAAGTTGGAAAAGGGGTTTCTTTTGCTATTATCTTTTTTAATTCTAATTCTTTATTGCTTTCTACAAATCTTTTTGATATCTTCTTTGTTAATACAGGATCCGAAGTATCCACTATTAAATCACTTTCTCTAGTTTGTAATATTTCTCCAACTTCATCATAGCTTTCATCTATTCCCGCATCAAATGTTGCAGTAGATATTAAATCTTGCTTTGGTAAATAAAAGTTAATTACATCCGTAATTAATTTTTGACAAATAGAGATGATAGCATCAGATGACAATGTTAATGGAGTTTTTGTTTGTTTACGTTTACCATAATTCGTATCATTGATATTAGATATTCTATTAGTAAGTTCATACGCAGCTGCTTCTCTAAATTTCGTATTAACTCTATTTACAAATTCATCAAAGTTTTTTATTTTAAATTCACCACTCATTTTACTAACCCAATTTTCGCCATATTTTGTTTTTAAATATGTACCGATTATATTTGAGTCTACTTGTTCAATTATTTTGAAAGCTTCGATTATCGTATCATCTCTAAAATCTTTATTAGATGTAAATAACGCAAATCTTTCTTCCAATTCTGGATATTTTACTTTTGCGTTTTTAATAGGAAATAATCTTACCTCTGTTCTAGATGGTGATATTTCGGAAATCCATAGTTTATCTTCTTCCGAATCAGAACCAACTCGTTTATTAATTAATGTAACTTGTGTTTTAAAAATACCATTATCATACCCGGCTTCCCTTAACAATCTTTCCGCATCTATAAAATATTCATTTGGAAATTGAAATTTTTGAAGAACCGTACCTTCTGCTATTAAAATATAGTCACTTATATTACTACTAGTTAATGGTACATATCTAACCGTTTTCCCATTTGCAGCTTTTTGTGGTAACTGATTATCATTTGAATCATAGACAATAAATTCAATTGCATCAGAATCCCCAAGCCCGAAAAATGATTGTAGATTTCCTTCTTCAAATATTTTTCTATCATCTGAACTGACTCTGTAGCCTTTGTTATTTATAATATCTTTAAATGTCTTTATTGCCATTATGGTTTAAATTTATTTCCTCTTTGTAATTGTAAACCTGCTGTTAAAGTTAAGGTTGAGCTTGGTGTTTTTATTAGGAATGAGCCAGCATAAAGGGTATCCTTACCAACATTCAATCCGAGAACACCATCTTTATTAGTAGTTACGGTTACCAATTTTCTAGCTTTTGCGTCTAATGTAAAGCCAGCTGGCTTTACATATGCATCTTTAGTTTTACCAGCTGTATCAAAACTCACAGCTACTGGTGCTGATGTAAAGTTGTATATTTCTATTTCCGGTCCATTTATAAATCTAACGTTACCTTTATCTTTTCCAGGTCGTGTATTGACTAATAGGTCATCCCCATCTTCTTTTCCTTTTGTTGTTACTTTTACTGATATATCTTGCCCAACTTGAGCACCTTCAGCTTGTTTTGCTTCTTTACCGATTAGTGTTTCTCTTAAAACCTCCAACTCTTGTTGTAATGCTTGATTTCTCGCAAACAAAGAAACTCTTTGAATTGCTTCTGCCGTTCCTTTTTGTATAGAATTTTGCAATTCAGTTATTGTGCTTGTAATTTTTGTTGTTAGTTGTTGAGTTTGATTTTGCGATGCTGCTACATTTAAATTTTGTAAATCTATATCAACTCTTAAACTTTCAGATACTATTTCTACGTCCTGAACCTTTGCTCTTAATTTAAAAACTAAATCGGTAAGCTCTATAACTTGTTCCGTCAAATCGATTACGGATTGAGTTACTTCATTATATATTGGTCTTGGAACTCTATCATCAAATGGAGGAGCTTCCGGTGGAAGTAATTCAAATATTACAGTATCAACAGATTTTACTAGCTCAGTTTCGTTATATTTTGGTCTTGTTAATTGTCCGGATATAACACCATCGGTTTTATTTGCCTGGTCAAATGAATAAACGCCAAACTCATTTCTAGAAATGGCAGGTGAAGTAGAACCGCTTATTAAAAGTTCACTTATTAATGATTCATTTTGTAATCCTGTTTTTGCCATTTTAATTTTTTACAATTCTAAATGTTATATCATTATCAAAATATTGAGTGTTACCATCAATAGTTACCTTAAATTCTATTTTATATGTTCTATCCGCTTCCCAATTTGAAAGATTTAAATTTATATAATTTCCGTTTGAATCACAACTAATTTTAGAAAAATTAGAAAAAGGAATTATAATATCATTTGATTGAGCATCTTTTATTTGATAGTATGAAGTTGTTGGGAGATATTTAGAAGTATTATATGCAAATGAATTAACAAATGTTTTTACAGGATATAATTCTCTACCAAATATTCTAATTTTAGGAGTAGTTCCTACTTTAATTTCACTCTTTAAATTAGTAACTCCAACTTTAATATCCTCCGCTAATAATGGAACTAATGAACCAGTTGTAAATGATTGGTCATCCCAACCTATTCTAATTTTTGGCTGATATATAGTATTTGTTTCTTTACTAAATAATTTTATTGCACCATAGTCCTGTGTATCAACTTCTTTATTAAATGCATGTCTTAATATAACACCATCATTGGGTACAGACCCACTCATCCAACTTTTCAATAAAGATTTTATATTCATATCAATATCAGCGGTTTGGTAGCTGAATGATTGTGATGCTTCGTATTGAGTCCACCAAGTACCACCACCGCCATTATTTTGACTTGCCGATGTATATGAATTAAAGTTATTTTCTAACCAATCTAATTTAGAATCTCCTTCTCTATAATTCCAAGTTACACCCTGTGTTGATATATTATCAAATCTAGTACCAATACCCATTTCCCAGCTTCCTGAAATTGGGTTTGCAAAAATTGTATATTCTAAAGGAATTTCTTCGGCTTTCGTTTCTTTTAAAATAAGAGTTGCTTCATCTAATTTTATTGTACCATTAGATATAGATGCTGATATATAGCCCAATTCAAATTTTAGTAATGCGTGGGATATATCCTTTACATTGCCATAATATAATTTGCTTATTTCTAATATCTCATCCAAACCAGTGTTTTGATTTGGTTGTTGGAGATAGACGGTTGCATCTTTTGATGCTGTTAATAAATAGTATGCCATTATCTTACTCTGCCTTTTATGTCCCCATCAGGAAACTTAATTTCAAAAACTGAAGGGTCTAATGATGGATATACGATTTTATCTTTAGTTGCCGCTTCGATATTATACGAATTTGGTGAATATTTACCACCACATTTATTTGTAACTTTCACAAGTGGAACGGATGAAACACCTTCTACATTTGCCAATAACAATTCAATTTCATTTAAATTAATAGTTTGATTAAACTGCCAATTATCTATACTAAAGAAATCTTTTACTTCACTTATACATTTTGTTAGTATTTCATTTTTATTATAATTTGGATATGTTATAATTTCAAACTCAACACCAATATTAATTACAAAACCATCATTCATATTTATACCATCGGTTAACATTCGATATTCGTTAATATATGTTTTAAGATTTTCTTTTAGAGCTCTGTTTAAAGGTGTTAAATTACCATTTATATCATACCCCAACAAATACAAATTTATTGCAAATGGGTTATTTTTTTCATTTTCATTTGAAGTTTTACCTATTAAAAATTTTGTTATTTCTTCTTTTATAGACTGCTCAGTTGGTTCTAAATTATCCGGTTTGTTTACAAAATCAAGTACCAAATCGGTAAATTGTTGTAAATTATTTGGTGATGCCAATATAGATGATGGTGAGTTGTTATCCAATGTACCATCCGCAACAGCGTATGCTTTTGCTATAGCTCCATATTTTGATGGCATCGATAATACGCGAATTTGATAATCTTTTGCAGTTACTGCTCTATTTTGAGCTCCAAAATTTGCTAATGCATTTTGTCTTATTTCTTCTATTGTTTCACCACCCCTACCACCAACTGCGGGTACATCGTTATCAACTGCTAATGAATTTTTTGCAGAATTATAAAGTGAAAGTTGAGCTCTTGTAAAAGAATTTAAACTTTCTTCGAATTGAACTCCGTTGATTCTTGTCAATTCTCCCGCTGCAACGTTTGCGTTAATACCTCCACCTGTATAATATTTTACAGTTATTGTTGTATTTGATGGAGAAGTACCATACGTTTTTGTTTTTAAGAAGTTTGTTGGGTCAAATGATTCTTCCAATCTACTAATAGAATTTGGCAATCCCAATCCTACGTTTTTAAGATTTGGAATTAATTGTTCATCGGATGCCGTTGGGTCTCCTGCACCAAATTCAATTGTAATTGTACTATCTTGATTTACTCTAGTTGTAAATCTTTTTGGTGTTTTTATTGTTTTTAAAATATATGGTACCGTTGATTTAAACTGATAAAGGTCTGGATCATTAGCTTCGGTATTTGGATAATCAATAAATACCATCTCTTGTCCTAAATACGGAACTTCATACCATTTGTTATTATTAGAATCTCTGCAATCATATATCTCAATTACATTTGTTTCTGGTAAATCGATTGTTCTAAAATTTTCATAACTTCCAAAAGTTACTTCTTTCTGATTTCGTACCGCTGATATAGCTTGTACATATTTTTTTATTAAATAAAATGTAGGCTCTCCTGTAAGTACATCTCTCTGATATATGGTAGTCTCTCTGTCAATTTCATTTGAAAAATCCACCATATCGGTTGTTATAAATTCAACCGTACCTGCTTTATTTGCAACCACCATTCCTTCTTTTATTTTTAAATAAAAAGTATCGTCTGGTCTATTATTAGGACCAATTCCAATGGATGGTACTAATTGGTAAACTGATATCGTTGTTATTGCCGGAGAAGTGACTTTTGGCTTATATCCCAAATATTGTGCAAGAGCTATAATACTTTGAATATCTTCTGCATATGGCATCAAAGATTCTTTCAACGTATCATCGGTATAATACGCTAAAACATCACCCACATACGATGCCATTTCAATGAACAACATTCCTGGCGATGATTCGTTAAAATCCCCATACGTTTTTGGAAAATAATTTTTTGTAAAATCAATAAGATTTGCTCTAAATGCAGCAAAATCTTTATTAAGATATTTTATATCTTTTCCTTTGTTTTTAAAATTCTTATTTATTGTTGTTATCGCCATTATGTTTGTACATTAAAAGTTACTGTATCTAATATTTGTGTGTCCGATACTCTAAATGAAACTGATACTTCAACCTTATTACTATCTTTATAATCGTTTGGTTGTTGAATATTAATAGTTTCTACGTTTACAAACGGCATCCATTTAGAGAGCGTATCAACGATATTATTTTCTAAGTTATCAGCAAACATTTCATCATTCATATTAAATAATAATTCTTGAATACCACTTCCAAACTCAGGCTGCATTAATCTCTCAAATTTTTTTGTAAGTAATAAATTTTTAATATTACTTTTAATCTGGTCAGCAGTTATAAAACTTTGATTAAAAGCAGTATTTCCTATTTGAATAGGTAATGTTATACCTATTGCATAATCTTCAAACTGTTTTGAATCAATTACTAACTTTTTACCAAGTATTACTGCCATTATTATTTTTTAAATCTTTTTACAAGTTCCGAATAATCTCTATTCAATGCTTTATCTAATTCAGGTACTCCAGTGTTCACACCTAATCCGGTTGGAGAAGGTCCTTTTACCAAATCACCATACCCCATTTTTTCAGCAATTGCAGTTTTACCTACAATAGAACCCATATCACCTTGTCCAAAATTCATTGTTCTAAACCCACCATCACCTTGTGGTATTCCACCTCTTGTTTCATTAAGAATTTGATTAATCATTGGGTTTTTACTAAAAGTTTTTTGTGCTACTTTTTCTTTAACTGATTCTATAACGGCATCATCTTCTAAAATAGCTTTAGCCATTGATAATCCAATTGGCTGTGGTTTAGCAGATTGTTTCCCCTCTGCTATCATTTTTTTCATTTCAGCCTTCACACCTTCCTTAATTAAAGCGGGTAATTGCTCTTTTAATTCCTCCTTAATTAGGATTTGAATGGCTTGTAATAATTTCTCAGTATTCATATTTCCTTATTTGTGTGATTATAAATATTTAAATTGTTATTTTTGAAATTTTATGCCGATTTACTTTTAACTGACTCTACTGCCGCTATGCCATTTCCATTTAATCTCCATAATGCAGCTGACGATTTTAAACACCCGCTAGTGTGGATTTTGTTTTGTGAAAAATCACTTACCCATTTAAAACCCGTCCAAACTTGGATGTGGCCGTATGCTTTACTTTCATATCCATTCACCAAAATATCCCCAATTTGCCATTGCGTTTTATCTGCTACAAACTTATCGAAATCAACACGCACTTTATCATTATAATAGGTTTTACCACCAATGTTTATAGCAAAACTACTTCTGCCACCACCAGTAGACGGGTCTTTGAACGAAAACCAATCTGCATTGCCGCTTATTTTACCCAATCCACTTATACCGGTTAACGCAACTACAACCGCTTGAGTTCCTTGCGGACACAGTCCATGAACCCCCTTTATATAATTACTTTTTAAATTGTCATAATTAACTCTTGAATTCTTGCCCAATTTAGGAGCCCAGGCTCCTGCAATTTTTAATAACTGGTCGAGTGTTTTATATCCACTACTTACCAATTTTGCCTGCTCTTCTTTTTTCTCTGGAGTGTCTGGTTCGGTTTTTAGAATATTTTGTTCGTATAAGGCGTTATCAATAGTTTCCGCCACCGTATTATCCATTTCTAGTACAATAGGATATGTGTCTGAATCACCATATTCGACCAATGGTTCACTCTGAAGTTGTAGTTCAATTTGTTCAAGATTAGGTGCAATAATTTCTTGCACTTCAGGACTATTTTTGTCCAATGGAACTTGACTCCAATCTAATTTTTCATATGGGTTTGGCGGTGCTACACCACCACCTGGTGTTGCCGGTGGTATCTGATACCCCGTCCAAGGTAATACTCCTGGTGCCGGTAATGCGGCTGGTGGATATAATGAAATTGTATTAATTATACCACTAACGGTAGATAAATGTGCAGTTGCGTAATTAATAAAATCATCAATTATTAACGTTGTATTATTGTTTGGTGGTATTACTGACATTTTATACTTTATTTTTTACCGATTGTACCGCACTTATTCCATTTTCATTTAATCTCCATAATGCAGCTGAAGATTTTAGGCATCCACTGGTATGAATTTTGTTTTGTGAAAAATCACTTACCCATTTAAAACCCGTCCAAACTTGAATGTGACCATAGTCTTTACTCTCATACCCATTCACTAAAATATCACCAATTTGCCATTTTGATGAATTTGCTACATAAGAATCAAAATCAACACGCACTTTATCGTTATAGTAAGTCTTACCACCAATATTTACAGCAAAACTACTTCTACCACCACCGGTAGATGGGTCTTTAAACGAAAACCAATCTGCATTACCACGTATTTTACCCAATCCGCTTATACCAGTTAATGCAACTACAACCGCTTGAGTTCCTTGTGGACACAATCCATGTACACCTTTTATATAATTACTTCTTAAATTTTCATATTTAACTCGTTCACTTTTACCTAACTTCGGAGCCCATGCTCCTGCAATTTTTAATAATTCATCAAGTGTTTTATATCCACTACTTACTAATTTTGCCTGTTCTTCTTTTTTCTCTGGAGTGTCTGGTTCGGTTTTTAGAATGTTTTGCTCGTATAGTGCATTATCAATGGTTTCTGCTACCGTATTATCCATTTCTAATACAATGGGATAAGTATCGGTATCACCATATTCAACTAGTGGCTCGGTTTGTAGTTGTAATTCAATTTGTTCAAGATTAGGTGCAATAATTTCTTGCACTTCAGCACTATTCTTATCCAATGGAACCTGACTCCAATCCAATTGTTCATAAGGATTTGGTAGTGAAGGAACGGATGCAGCCGGTGCCCACACACCTGCGTTTGTAACTAGATTTGAAGTAACCCCAACGTTACTCGTTGAACCTGGTGCGGGTATTAGTGGTATTGGAAACGCATTTAGTTGTGCACCTTGCCAATACGCTATAACTCCCTTTCCCATTTCTCCAACTAAATCATATGGAGTATTTGATGTTTGTCCTTTTAGTAAAGCGGCTTTAAATAACTGCTGCATAATTTCAGTATTACCTTTACTAATTGCAACTCTATTTATAGTATCCCCACCTCGCTTCATACACATATCATACTCATCCGCATACAATTTTGCAACGGTATCAATATCTTGAATCGAATCTGGAGCGTTTGCTCTCCTTAAAATATTTTCTTTAAAAATTTGCCAAGACATATTAAGAAGTTTGATTTAATCTACTCAATATATTATTTAATTTTGATTTTATAGAACCAAATTGAGAAATATTAGTAGGTCCTGCTGCACTCGGACCTGATGGTGTTAAGTAAATTTGTTGTGTTATTGCATCAATCAATTCCGCCAGTATATCGACTAGTTGTTGTCCTTTTACCATAGGCTCCA